ACCATGTTCAAGGCGATCTGGTCGGCCATGGACGCCCTGCTGACCACCGAGGGGTCACGTCGCCGCGTGAAGATCGAAATCGAGCGGGCACAGGCGTCGCGGGAGGTCCCCGATGGTGTCGCCGACTTCGCAAAGTACGCCGACCGTCTCTCCGGCTGACCGCCTCGTCACCCTGCCGTCGGGCGCCCCGGCGCTGACGCTCGGATATGGCGTGGCGGCGTGGATGGAACGCTGGCTGGTCCAGCCGAACGGGCCGCGGGCCCGGTCGCCGTTCCGTCTGGTCGACTCGCAGCTGCGGTTCCTGGCCTGGTGGTACGCGGTCGACGAGGCCGGTTACTGGCTCTACCAGCACGCGGTACGCCGGCTGGCGAAGGGCTCGGGCAAGTCGCCGTTCGCCGCGGCGCTGGCGTTGGCCGAACTGTGCGGGCCGGTGCGCCTGGACGACTTCGACCCGCGGATTCCGGGCGGGTGCCGTGGCCGGCGGATGGACATGCCGTGGGTGCAGATCGCCGCCACGGCCGAGTCGCAGACCGCCAACACGATGCGGATGGTGCGGGCGTTCGCGCCGAAGGGCTCCGAGATCGTCCGGCAGTTCCAGCTCGACCCGGGCAAGACGATCTACTACGCGGTGCCGGAGGGGAAGCTCGAGGTCATCACGTCGTCGTCGACGGCCGCCGAGGGCGCCGAGGCGTCGTTCGTGATCGCCGACGAGACGGAGCATTGGAAGCCGTCCAACGGCGGCCCGGAGCTGGCGCGGACGTTGGCCGACAACCTGGCCAAGTCGGGGTCGCGGATGCTGGAGACCTCCAACGCCTGGGTGCCCGGCGGCGGCACTGTCGCGGAGTTGTCCTGGGATGCCTGGCTGGCCCAGGAGGAGGGCCGCACGAGCCCGGACGCGCGGATCCTCTACGACGCCCGGCTGGCCCCGTCCAGCGTGACCGCCTGGTCGCCCGACGAGGAGTTGCGTGCCGGCCTGGAGCACGTCTACGGGGACTGTTTCTGGGTGGATCTGCGGGCCATCATGGGCCGCATCCGGAACCTGACCAGCGACCCGGACGACAGCCGCCGAAAGTACCTCAACCGTCCGACGGTCTCCTCCGGCGCGTGGCTGGATCCGCAGGACTGGTCGGACTGCACCGACGCGGCCCGCGTGGTCGCCGATTCGGACCCGATCGCGTTGTTCTTCGACGGGTCGAAGTCGGACGACGCCACCGCCCTGGTGGGCTGCGACATCGCGTCCGGGCATCTGTTCGTGCTCGGCTGCTGGGAGCGGCCGTTCGGCCCGGCCGGTGAGGGCTGGGAGGTCGACCGGGTCGACGTGGACCGGACGGTCCGGGCGGTGCATGCCGTTCGGGACGTGGTCGCGTTCTTCGGCGACGTGCGCGAGTTCGAGTCGTACGTCGACGCGTGGGGCCAGGAGTTCGGCGACCGGTACGTGGTCGACGCGTCGGGCGGCAAGGAACGTCACGCGGTCGCGTGGGACATGCGCGCTCATGTGCGCGAGTTCACCGCCGCGGCGGAGCGGCTGAAGATCGACGTTCTGGGCCGCCAGGTGACCCACGACGGCGACAGCCGCCTGGCCCGGCACGTCGGCAACGCGGTGGTCGCGCCGAACCGGTGGGGTGTGTCGATCAGCAAGGAGTCCCGAGAGTCGCCACGCAAGATCGACCTTGCGGTGTGTGCGGCCGGCGCCCGGATGGTGCGACGGCTGGTGTTGGCGTCAGACGGATGGCAGAACCGAGCTAAGCGAACCGGCAAGCGGACCGGCCGAGTCATTGGGTGGGGGTGACGTAGTGCCCCTGTCTGCCGCCGGCATCAAGGACGCCCTCGGGGCGCTGCGGGAGGCCCGCGACCTGGAACAGCCCCGGCTGAAGAAGATCGACGCGGCCCTGTCGGACAGCGTCACCGGGCACATGTCCGGGGTTTACGTGCCGCGACGCGCGACACGCGAGTACCGGCTGCTGGTCGAGCAGTCGCGTTTCAACGTGCTGGACCTGGTCGTGACCGCGGTCGCGCAGAACCTGTTCGCGGACGGGTTCCGGCCGACCGGGGCGAACGGCCGGGCGCCGGACTCGAAGAACGCCACCGTGTGGGATGCGGTGTGGCAGCCGAACCGCATGGATGCGCGGCAGGCGGCGATCTACCGCCCGGCGATCGCGCACGGCGTCTCGTATGCGCTGGTGCTGCCGGGCGATCCGGCGCCGGTGATCACGCCGATGTCAGCGCGGCGGATGACGGCCCTGTACCGTGACCCGACGAACGACGAGTGGCCCGAACTGGCGATGGAGCTCGAGTACGAGCGCAACGTCGAGTACGGGGAGACCGGTCAGCGCCGCAAGATGCTCACGGTCCGGCTCTTCGACGATGAGGCCGTCTACCGGGTGGAGCTGCCGGCGTCGGGCGAGCTAGACCCGCGGGTCATCTCGGTGCAGGAGCACGACCTGACGGTGACGCCGGTGGTGCGGTTCCGGGACCGGTACGACCTGGGTGTGCCGTGCGGCAAGGTGGAGCCGCTGATCCCGTTGCAACGGCAGGTCAACCAGATCACCTTCAGCCTCGCCATGGCCCTGCAGTACGCGGTGTTCCGCCAGCGGTACGTGACCGGCATGGAGGAGCAGGTCGACGCGGACGGCAAGGCCAAGCCTCCGCTGTTCAACGTCGCCGTCGACCAGATGCTGGTCGGCACCTCACCAGACATGAAGTTCGGCGAGTTCTCCCAGACTGACGTGTCGGGCTACCTGGACTCGCGGGACAAGGTGCTTCTGCACATGGCGTCCGTGGCGCAGATCCCGCCACAGAACCTGGTCATCGGATCGGGCATCTCGAATGTCCCCGCTGAGGCGTTGGAGCTGCTCGCGGCTGGGCACCGGCAGGACATCGCCGAGCATCAGGTCAGCTTCGGCGAGTCGATCGAGCAGATGATGCGCCTGACCGGCAAGGCGATGGACGACGAAAAGGCATGGGAGGACATGTCCGCCCAGGTCGTCTGGCGCAACACTGCCCACCAGTCGCTGGGCCAGGTCGTCGACGGGCTCGGCAAGGGCGTGCAGATGCTGGCGATCCCGCCGAAGGCCATGTGGGAGCGGTTCCCGGGCGTCACCGACCAGGACCTGAAGCGGTGGGCGCAGATGGCGGATGAAGAGGACGGGCTCCGGGACGCTGCCGAGGCTGATGCTGCCGAGAAGGCTGCGGCCGCCCTCGCCCAGCAGGTGGCCGTCGACGAACTGAACGCGGTGACCCGACGCGTCGCGCCGCTCGCCGACGAGACCGCGGAGGCGCCGAATGGCAACGCTCGCCGCCGACCGGCTCGCGCAGCGGCACCAGCGTGAGGTAGCCGCCATCGCCGGCGGTGTCACGTCGGTGGTGGTGCAGACCGCGATGGGCGCCGACCCGGCGGACATCTCGACCTGGTACTGGGGCGCGGTTGACGGGATGGTCTCGCGGATCGCGTTCGGCTATGCCCAGTCGCGGGGTTCGGCGATGACGTTCCTGCCCCGTCATGCCGCCCTTTCGGGGGCGTCGGGGGTGGAGCTGGCGCCGGGGTCGATGAACGTCGCGGCGCTGCGCACCTCGCTGCAGGTGACCGGTCCGGTGGCCTTCAAAGGGGCGATCGCGGCTGGGGCTGACGCCGATAAGGCGATCCGGTCGATGGCGACGCAGATGGGCGGGGTCGCCGACCGTACGGTTCGCGCAGGCGACCGGGACGTGGTCGAGCGGACCGCGCTGCAGGGCCGCGGTGTCGTCGGTTGGCGCCGACGTCTGGCGGGCCGATCCTGCGGCTTCTGCGCCATGCTCGCCTCCCGCGGCGCGGTTTACGTGAGCAGCGCATCGGCGACAGTGGCCCGCGACGGCGCCCGGTACCACGACCACTGCAACTGCTGGGCCGAGCCGCTCTATCAGCGCGAGCAGGAGCCGGCCGAGGTCAGACAACTGCAGGCGCAGTGGCAGCGGGTAACCGCCGGTCACGGCGGTGCGGGCGCACAACGTGTGTGGCGTCAGCACTGGGAGACGAAGGCGACCCCGGCGGCGCGTCGCCGGTTCGGTATCGCCGACCCTGCCCGTCGTGCGGCTGAGGTCACCCGGCTGGCCGGGGATGTGGACCTGTCGCGGCTGACGGTGCCCGAGCTGCAGGCGCTGGCGAAGGCGCGTGGCCTCGCCGGTGTGTCGAAGCTGCGCAAGCAGGAGTTGGTCGACGCGCTCGGCGGGACGCCCGCGGCTCCGGTGGTCAAGGCAACCAAGGCCGCAGTGAAGAAGGCCGCCCCCGCGAAGGCGACCGGCCGCAAGCTGCGCCCCGAGTCCTCGCCGATGCTCACGCCCGAGGAGCTGAGCGTCTACGCTGCCCGCCGGCATGCCGCCACGCAGTTGCCGTTGGTGCAGCAGTTGGCGGATCAGGGCGCTTCCGCGCGTGCGGTGACGGCCCGGGTGCGGACGAACATGCGGGCGTTGAACTCGGACATCACCGCGGTGGATGCGGCCGGTAATGCGCTGGCCAACACTGCCGACGCGGCCGCGGCCCGGTACGTGTGGCGGCGTCCGGGTGGGGATGTGGACCTGTCGGCGCCGATGCCCGCGTCCTGGGCCGGTGATGAGATCTTGGCCGCCGAGTTCGAGGTCGCCTCCCGGATGGCCCGTACGGCGGTGGCGGTGGAGCGCGCCGCCCGCGCCGGGGATGACATCGTCGCCGCGGTCCGTGCGGCGAGCGTGCCGGTGAAGAAGGCCGCGAAGGCTGCTGTGCCGCGCAAGGCTGCCGCGACGCCCGAGCGTGGTGCGTTGTGGACGGCGCCGGACCGTGCGCCGGTGCGCACCTCAGCCCGGCAGGGCGCTGCCGGTGGCCGGATCGCCGGTGAGGTCGAGGGCAAGACGAGGTTCACCCACGCCGAGGTGCTGTCGACGCTGGACGTCGAGTCGGTGGGCCGGTACCTGGACTGGCACGACTTCAGCAAGGACGACCTGGTCTCCATCGTGGCGCGGCTGCGGAACATCGACGCCGGAGCCCCGGGCGCGGACGTGCTGGCGTGGATTCGCGGCTCGTCGAAGGCGGAACTGCGGGCGATGGTCGAGCGCAACGTGGCGTCGATCCTCGGCAAGGACCAGGCGCGTGCGGCCGCGACCCGGGCTGGCGCCGCGAAGGCGTCGCGGGCCAGCAAGTCCGCCCCTGCCAAGAAGGCGGCACCGGTCAAGAAGGCCGCCGCACCGAAGGCCCCTGCAGCCAAGGCGGTCCCCGCGAAGAAGGCTGCGCCAACCAAGGCCGCCCCCGCCAAGGCGGCACCGGCGAAGGCCGCGAAGAAGACCGTAGCCCTCGCCGATGCGACCCCTGCCGTTCCGGGCAAGCTGAGCCCGCAGGCGTCGCGGCTGCCGAAGGTCACCGACCCGCAGGACGTCCGCGTCCAGGCGGTGGCCACCAACCCGCGTTACGGCCAGGCCTACAACGGTCCGCTCACGCCCGAGATTGAACGCGCCGGCGCCGCCACCTACACCCAGAACTGCACCCGCGTGGTCATCGCCTACGAGATGCGACGCCGCGGGATCAGGGTCACCGCCGGCGCCGGTACGCCGCTCGGTGAGACGACCGCCGCCTACGTGCGCTCCTTCCGCCTGGACGGGAAGTATGCGACCCGGGTTGCCGACGACCTGGGCCGCAACATGTCGGCCCGGCAGGTGGCAGCCGAGGTCGAGACGTGGCCGCGCGGAGCCCGGGGCATCGTCACAATCAAGGGGCACACCCTCAACGTCGAACGTGACGCGGTCACCGGCAAGGCCGTCTTCATCGACGCCCAGTCGGCGACGTCGAAGAACCCGGTGATGAACCTCGCCGCGTTCCAACGCCGGGTGCAGGGCCGCGGGGCGCCGACGGACCGATTCATGGCTGTGGCCCGCATCGACGACCTGGACCTGTCCGACTACGGCCTGCACTACGTGGAGTCGCCGGAGCTGAACATCGCCGACGGCCTGGTGGTAAAGACCGAGTACCCGCAGGACCCGGACATCGACCGATGGTCGACCTTCGAGGAGATGGCCGAGATGCCCCCCGACGACAGGTACCCGTGATGCTGGACTTCGACGATGCACGGCAGACCCTGACGCGCCGCCTGAACGAGCTCTACGCCGACGAGCGGGAGTCGCCGACGGTGCTTCCGTACGGCTTCGAGACCGCATCCCGGGCCGCGTGGGTGCCGATGATCGACTGGGATGGCGTGATGGGTGTCTACGCCTACCTGGTCGACAAGCGCACCGGCCGGCTCACCCCGGTTAGCTTCCCGCAGTTCGAGGACATGCCCGACCCGCGCCGGGTCGGCGCCTGGCCCACCTAGACCACCGTCCACCACGGACGGCCGAGCCCGATCTCTTGCGAGGTCGGGCTTTTGCATGCCCCGCGTCCCGACACGGGCGGGGGCGAAAACCCGATCGGAGCCGACATGGCAGACGAGAACGACGAGAACGACGAGTACGAAGCCGAGGTTGAGTCGCCCGAGGAGTGGCAGGCCGAGGCCGGCAAGTGGAAGGAACTGGCGGCCAAGCACGAGAAGCGCGCGGCCGAGAACGCGGGCGCCGCAGAGCGCCTCGCCCAGATCGAGAAGACGTCCAGCACGAAGGACGACGAGCACGCCGAGCAGCTGAGGGCCGCCAAGGCCGAGGCCGAGCAGGCAGCCGAAGCCGCCAAGGCCGAGGGCGCGAAGTCGGCCGACGAGTGGAAGACCGAGGCGGCCCGGTGGAAAGAGGCGGCCCGCAAGTTCGAGGACACGGCCAAGAAGAACTTCGCCGCCGCCGCGCGGCTGGAGAAGCTCGAGGCCGAGAAGGCGGACGCCACCGCCAAGGCCGCCAAGGCCGACGCGCAGGCAGCCGAGACCAAAGCAGACCTTGAGGCGAAGGCCACCCAGGCCGAACTCAAGGCCATGCGCCTGGCGGTCGCGCAGGAACTGCACGTCCCGAGCGCGCTGATCGGCCTGCTGTCTGGCGCATCGAAGCGGGAGATCGAGCAGTCAGCCGACAAGCTGCTGCGCGAACTCGCCGCCAACAAGGCGCCGGAGCCGGAGGTCGCGCAGGCCGCGCAGGAGCAGGCGAAGGCCAAGGAAGACACCGAACTCGCCGAGGCACGCAAGCTCCTCGCCGAGGCCGAGGTCAAGGCCCTACGCCTCGAGGTCGCGACAGAAAAGCAACTCCCGTCCGGACTGGCCGACATGCTCAACGGCCGCACCCGCGACGAACTGGTGAGCCAGGCCGACGCCCTGCTCGCAGCCATCGGCGGGGTGAAGTCCGCCGAGAAGACCACCCGCGGACGCATGCCCACTGAGCGGCTGCGCTCGGGCGCCCTGCCCGAAGGCGCGGGCGAACCAGATATCGACCCGACTGCCATCGCGGAGAAGATCCTGCGGAGCAATCGGGGCTATTGACCAACCACGGCAACAGAAGCGCCGTGGTCAACCATGAAAGAGGCCCACGATGGCGTTTCTGACCGCCAAGGGGATCGCCCGGACGGGCATCGCCCTACTGACCCGCACGTTGGTGCTCCCGATGACCGTCACCCGTCTTCCGGGTGAGGACTTCGCGGGCAGCAACGGCGACACCATCACCGTTCGCGTGCCGCAGCCCGGCACCGCGCGCACCCAGTCCTCGGCTGGCACGCAGATCGACTACGACACGATCTCGGAGACCCCGGTCGACGTGACCCTGTCGCACCTGTACCACGCGACGAAGGTCACCGACGAGTCGATGTCGCTGGAGCTCGAGGCATTCGCCGAGCAGGTCACCCGCATCCAGGTCGCCGCAGTCGCGACCGGAGCCGAAGACGAGCTGGCCGGCGTAATGAACACCCTGGCGATGGACCTGTCCATCGCGTCGGGCGGCTCCGATGTCGAGAGCATCGTGCTGGAGGCGCGCGAGATCCTCGGCGAGGCCGACGTGCCTACCGGCGGACGCTGGCTGGCGGTCTCCCCGGCCGTCGCGACCTACCTGCTGAAGCTGGACAAGCTCAGCCGGGTCGACGCGGCCGGCACCGCCTCGGCCCTGCGTGACGCGATCATCGGCCGCTTCTACGGCTTCACCGTCGTGGAGTCCAACGGCCTCACCGCCGGCACTGCCGTGGCCTACCACGAGTCCGGGTTCGCGTTCGCGAACCGGACCCCGGTGACCCCGCGGGGCGCTGCCGACTCGGCGACCGCCAGCGACGGTGGTGTCGGCATGCGGCAGATCTTCCAGTACGCGCCCGACTTCCTGTCGGACGTGTCGGTCGTCTCGACC